GCAAAGAAGCAGTATCGTGAGATGCGTACAGCAGGTTTGCGTGATGCTATGGAAGCTAGGAAGGTAGCTGATGAAGCTGTAAAAGAAGAGTTAAAGAACTTAGGTTATCAAACTTCTTATAGTCCTTTTACAGGAATCACGTGGCGAAACTTCTAGGTGACTCCTCATAAGGCATATCGTGCAGCCTTAAAGCATGGGTATAGGAGTGGATTAGAGCATAAGGTATCTGTCTATCTTACAGAACGTAAACATAAGTATGGTTACGAATGTATTAAGATTGAATGGGAAGACCTAGCCTACCGAACCTATACCCCTGACTTCATATTAAATAATGGTATTATTATTGAGACAAAGGGAAGGTTTCTTGCAGGAGATAGACGTAAACATCTAGCTGTTAAGAAGCAACATCCACAATTAGATATTAGATTTGTCTTTGAGAATAGCAGACGTAAGTTAAGTAAAGGTGCTAAGTCTACGTATGGAGAATGGTGTAACAAGTATGGTTTCAGATACTATGATAGAGTAATCCCTGAAGATTGGTTGAAAGAAAAAGGTAAGAATAAACATCCAAAGATAATTAAATTTACAGGTAAAAAGATAAGGAGAATAAAATGATTAATGATAGATACTTACAAGAAGAGGATTTTGTTATACAAATAAAACCTCACGTGGATAGCAAAGGTTGGACAGGTGATGTGTCACTTAGTATAATGGTAGGCAAAAAGAATCCATTAAACGATGAAGACTTTGAAGCTATGTTAAACTTTACTAGGCAGATATGTGCTACTGTTCCTTTGATGGAGCAGAATAAAATCTTCAGAGATGCAGTAGAAGAAGAAGCTAATAAGCACCTACCTATAGAAGACGTGTTTGATATACCTGACAAGAAAGGTGGTAGAGTAAAAGAAATAGACGATAATGTAATTCATATTTCTTTTGGAAAAGAAGAGACTACTCATTGACAATGGCTAAAAAAGAATATATAAAAGACATGAGACACTTAGAATTTATGAATTATATGGCAGAAAAGGAGAAGCAAGCTATGGCACAATCAGACAATATCGAAATGGAAGACATGGTTAATAGTCCTATTCATTATAACAAAGCAGGTATTGAGACCATTGATGCCTTAGAAGCTATGTTAGTTGATGGGTTTGATTATTATTTACAAGGTAATATAGTTAAATACCTGTGGAGATTTAGATATAAGAATGGTATAGAAGACCTCAAGAAAGCACAGTGGTATCTAAACAAACTTATTGAGGTCTACGATGATAAGAGTTAAGATAATGATGACAGTCTCTGTAGACCCTGATGAGTATGCTGTACCTGCCGATGGTATGGTCAGTGAGGAGATTGAAGAATACGTAAGAGAAGCCTTCCATGAAATAGAAGGTGTTAAGATTAAACATATGAAACTAGTTAGTGAGGAGACATAAATGATACAGAACTATTTACCTACCGACTACCAAAACTTTATAGCACTCTCTCGCTATGCAAGGTGGAAGGATGATGAACAACGTAGAGAGAATTGGGGAGAGACTGTTGATAGATATTTTGATTACATGACTAATCATCTTAGTAAGAATCATTCATACACTATTACAAAAGCTCTCAAAGAGAAGCTTACAGAGCAGGTAATATCTTTAGGTGTAATGCCTAGCATGAGAGCCTTAATGACAGCAGGACCTGCCTTAGACCGTTGCCATGTGGGTGGTTATAATTGTAGCTACATACCTGTAGATAGTCCACGTTCATTCGATGAATGTATGTACATACTTATGTGTGGCACAGGTGTAGGTTTCTCTGTTGAAAGAGAGAATGTAGACAAACTACCTATAGTTAATGAACACTTTGAGGACAGCACTACAGTTATAAAAGTAGGTGATAGCAGACCCGGTTGGGCAAAAGCATTGAGAGAACTTATTGCTATGTTATATGTAGGACAAGTACCTACTTGGGATGTTTCAGAGGTTAGACCAGCAGGTGCTAGACTAAAAACATTTGGTGGTAGAGCATCAGGACCTGCACCATTAGTTGAATTATTTCAATTCTGTATACAAAAGTTCAAGGGTGCTAAAGGCAGAAGATTATTTCCTATTGAGTGCCACGATTTAATGTGCAAGATAGGTGAGGTTGTAGTTGTAGGTGGAGTACGTAGGTCTGCACTTATATCATTATCCAACTTAGGGGATGACCAAATGAGACATGCTAAGTCAGGACAATGGTGGGAGAATGAAGGACAACGAGCACTAGCTAATAACTCTGTAGCATTTAAAGGTAAGCCTGAGATGGGTACATTCATGCGAGAGTGGACATCTTTGTA